GCTAAAAAGATAGGATCTAAAGCTAAAGGTGCATATAAAAAATCTTATAAAAAATATCCTTTAGCTACAGGTATTACAACTGTTTCAGCTGGAGCTGCCGTTACTTATCCTTTAATGAAAGATACAGAAATTGTTCAATCTAGAGTTAGACAAAGAAAAGAAGGCGAAAGAATAAGAAAAGAAATGAAACAAGGCAAAAAAATTTCTTTTAAAGAACGATATAAAAGACTTTCAGATGCAGGAAAAATGAGGAGTTTTCCATAATGGTAAAAGCAATTAGAAGCTTACATAGTATACCTGGACATTTTAAAAAGGTACGTGCAAGAGTTCGTAAAGAACAAAGCACATTTGCAAAAAACCTTAAAGATAGAGGTTTTCGTAAAGTGGGCAAAATAAAAGATTACAAAAAGATATTTTATGGCTAATAAACTAGAAAAACTAGCAGATGATTTGATGGGTTTATCGCAAGATGAAGCTCAACAACTACAAACTATCATCAAAGCTAAACTAATGCCTGAAGTAGAAAGACAAAGAGGCTTACTTCAGGATCAAATGCAAAAAAATCCTAACCTATTACAAATGGGTAGAGGACAAAATATGCCAAATCGTGCAGCATCTCAAAGAGATGTTCGTATGCAAGGACTACTACGATGAAACTATTGAAAAAATATATCCAAAAGTGTATAGATTGTATTAAACGTATAATTAAAGACAACTATAAAGGAGACTAATATGCCAATGGTAGGAAAGAAGAAGTTTGCATATACCAAAAAAGGTAAAAAAGCTGCAAAAGCTTATGCAAAAAAGACTGGTAAAAAAATGAAGAAGAAATACTAAGGAGAAGTATGTTAAAAGGTAAACAAAAAAATCTTCCTCCTGCTTTGAAGAAGAAAATTCTTAAAGCAAAGATGAAGAAGAAGAAAAAAGGTAAAAAATAATGTCGATTAAAGCTGAAAGATACTCAATGTTACCTGCTGTACTTGAAAAAAAGAAAGTAAAGCCGAAAACATTTAAGAAAATGAAGAAACCTGAAAGTGGATTCATTAAAAAAGGATTAAAGTTTGCTGGAAAAGGTTTATTCCGAGCAGCAACTTCACCTTTAGCTTTAGGTATCACAGCTGCGACAGTAGGAATTAGAGGAATCCGAGAAGCTGGTAAAAAAGTTACTCAAAATAGACCTTTAAGAAGATCTATGGATAAACGAGGGAGGTTCCTATTATGATGAGGGGTGGAAAAAGAGAAGGAGCAGGTAGACCAAAAGGATCTACTAAGAAAAAAAGATGGAAAATGCTTGAGGAGCTAGG